TCATGTGATTCGAAATAACCACCGCTATGCATGCGTATTCTCATTTCAGCTCCACTTTCTTGTACTCTGGGTTGAGTACCTGGCCATGCACGACGACCTTCTCGAACCGCAATGGCTTGATGTGCTCATCGCAGTTGAAACCGAGGTGGGCACCGTTCAGGGAGAGCAGCTCAGTCGTTGCTTCGTTCGAGCATTTTGGAAAACATGGGGAAGTGCAGATCATAATCAATGTGTCAATTTCTGTACTTCTACATTGAGAGTAATCAGCCCTTTCGAATGGAGATAGGACCGAATATCATCTTGAATCTCAGCAATAGTTTTGTTCACGCCGCCATTGAGGAGCACGAATTCAGTGAAGATAGTATCATATACCCATTTCCCATCTTTCAATGTTTTCCCAGCCATAGAGGTGTCTGGCATTTGATAACAAACTTCAGCCACAGTCGAAAAAAAATCGCGAAGCACATTCGTTAAGTCCTCGAACTTAGAGTCATCTTTGATAGTCACGTACAGGTGGCGAAAATCCTTGACATAGAATTGTTTTCCATTGGTGGTAGTGAAAATTGCGTTCATTTCTGTCCTAATAATGTGAGGTACGGGTTTTGCCAGTTGTTATAATAAGCTATGGACTACGTTACATACACTTATTTTATTGGTTGGTCGAAGCTTGGCCTTTTCTACTATGGTTCACGTTATGGAAAAGGCTGCCACCCTTCTGACTTCTGGCAAACGTATTTCACTTCGTCAAAGCGAGTGGCTGAAGTGCGAGCTGAACATGGTGATCCTGACATCATTCAAATTCGGAAAACCTTCGACACTGCAGAGAAGGCGATGCTGTGGGAAAAACATGTTCTTCGTAGGATGAAAGTCACGAGCAGAAAAGATTTTCTAAATGAGACGATGGGCAACATGCCCACGATGAAGGATAAGAAGCATAGTGAGGAAACGAAAGCCAAGATGTCTGTCTGGCAGAAAGGTCAAAAGAAACCTGAGGAGGCAGTTAGAAAAATGATTGCTTCACTGACTGGAAAGAAACTTTCAGACGAAGCACGTGCAAATCAGTCAAAAGGTCATATAGGTTTAGAATTCTCTGAAGAGCATTGTGCGAATATTGCAAAGTCAAAAATTGGCAGAAAGTTCTGGCACAAAGATGGGATTTGCGTCTGTAAGCACGAATGGCCTGGAGAAGGATGGCTACCTGGAAAACCTCTAAAGAAAAAGCGTCAGGCATAAAAAAGCCCGCGTAAGCGGGCTTTTTTAAGAACTGCCAGTCTTCGCTGGCTTTATTTACTGAGAGTAATCTCAGCTGAATGCCACATTTTTGACAAGTATGCGCGCATAGTAATCAGCTGAGTTACCGAAGCTCGTCTGCTGATTGGTGAAGGTAGCTTTACCATAACGAGTGCTGAGCGAGACAGCAGGCATAAAGGTGTTCGCGTCCATCACGATACCGGTCGACATCAGAGGGATGTATGGGCAGTAGAAGTAACCTGCATCCAGTTCCGAAGCGCCGCCTTTGTAACCCAGGAGGATGTCCTCACCGTTGGCGCCTGCTGCGTTGTTGTCACCTGCAAGCAGGTCGTAGTTGTCGTTCAGACCCCAGTTGTAGGTGTAGACCTTGATCGCGCCGTTCAGGGTACCGACCAGGCGGTTACCCGTTGGGTCAGCGAAGGTACCCGAGATTGCTGGTGCAAAGACCGAGCGGGAACCAGACTGGAGGATCGAGGTGATCAGGTGGCCACCAACCATCCAGTTACCTGGACCACGCTTGGTGCGAGCACCAATCTCGTTTGCCATCTTGTTGATCAGAACGCCGAGTTCAGCGTAACGGTCACCAATGTAGGTTGGGTTGTAACCTGGGTTTGGAGCTGCAAAGTCGAACGTTGCAGTCGTCGAAGCCAGAGCCAGCAGGTCGGTCAGGATTTCGTTGTCGATTTCGTGAGCGATGGTTGCTGCGAGTGCTGCGGTCAGTTCGGACTCGATGTCGATACCGTGAGTTGCCTGCATGTCCTGCGCTGCTTCCATGGTCCAACGAGCTTGAAGCTTACGGGTACCAACGGTAACCGACTGCTTCATCATGGAGAGACGCATTGAACGGCCGCCGTAGCCTTCATAGTCCTCGGTACGAGCGGCAAAGCCGTCAGTGATCGAGGATGCGAGCTGTGGTGGATAGGTAACTGGCTGACCATCGCCTGGACGACCACCTGGAAGGTCGGTCGTACCCGTACCGGCAGCAGCTGTCGAGTAGAAGCGCTTCATCTTACCGTTGTAGATGAAAGCTTCATCGCCTGGGTTGATGTCGTGCAGGGTTCCTGGTGCATCTGCGCGTTCAGCGAAAGCGAAACGCAGGGTATAGATCAGACCGGTTGGTCCTGTCATTGGCTGAACACCAACCAGTTCACCGCCGATGGTACCTGGGATGATACGGCGGATCATTGGGATCATGATCTTCTGGAAAGTAGCGACGTCTGCCGAAACGACCGCGTTTGCTGGTGCGGTTTCGAGCAGGTTCTTCTGATTCTCCATCAGAGTAGCGACGATTTGACGCTTAGATCCTTCGAGGCCTTCGAGCAGTGCCTCTTTGGTGGTTTGCCAGTTTTCAATCAGTTGCATTATTTTCTCCTTGTTGGATGGCAGATTACTTAAGACCTGCGAGGCGTTTCATTTCGGCAAGTTGGTCAACCTGCTTCGATGGAGCTGCTGGTGGTTCACCTGTGACCACCTTATTAGGGGTCGGGGCTTGGTTGTTTTCATTCAGAGGCTTTGCAGCTGGTGTTGCTGGCTGCTCATCTTCCTTCAGAATACGACCGATAAAGAATTTGTAGCTTTCTTCGAGACGGGAGGTGTCAACGTTCTTGAGGACCATTGCCATCTGCTCACGCTTCTTACCCGTAAGCGGCGAGAGGATCTGCTCCATCTTCGCTTCACGAATCATGTTGTTGCGTTCTTCTTCAAGACGTGCAAGCTCAGCTTCGGCATCTGCAAGTTTGTTTTCTGCAACTACGAGCTTAGATTGGATGGCATCTTCATCTACGTAGTGTTTCGCGTAGGTTGAAGCAAATGCCTCAAACATCTTGCGACCAAAGTCGTTTTGTTTGACGATTTCGAGGTCTTCTTTGAGTTCTTCCATCTCGGCAGACAGGCGCATTTCAAAGAATGCGTCGATCTTGTCGACGAGGCTGTCAAGCTCGGCTGCAACTTCACCAGCCAGTTTGTGCTTTTCTTCTACAAGCTTTTCTGCATATTCAGCTTCAAGATCGCGGAAGCGCTCGATGTCGCCTTTGAGTTCCTCAATCTCCTTTGTCAGTGCCTCAGCGACAAATCCATCAACCTTAGTGATGAGTTCGTCGCGTTCGGTGATCCACTGCTCAGCGAGCTCTGAACGTACTTCACCGGAAACCTCTTCGCGCACTTGCGCTTTGAAAGCTTCAACGGACGCGGTCCATTGCTCGGAGATTTCAGCTTTTGTTTCTTCGCTGAGGAGCTCGGACTGAAGCAACTTATTCAGAATTTCGTCCATGCGTTTCTCCTTTGTTGGTTGATGGGTATCACATGTTCGATAACATGCTACTTGGAATCTGTGAGGTGATGTTTTATTTCACATCATGAACTCAAATGCATCATCTATTATATAGGGAGATGCATGAAAAAGCGGCAAAAATCCAAGCATTTTGCCGCCTTTTTGTACTCATCTGACGATTACTCGTCATCTCCAGTATCCGGATCAATATCATTATCATCATCGATCACAGGTGAGCTTAGCCCGGCAACTTCACGGGTCTTTGACACGAAGTAATCATGCATCACGGCTTCTGCCTGTTCTGTACGATCATTGATGATGTCCTGCAACATTGTTTTTAGCGCTTCTGCGTGGTCCATAGCGTCTCCTATCTGGGTTATGATGCAATTATTTATCAATCGTCGGGAGTGATTTTATGCTTTGGTTTTTGCGACATAGAATACATGACCACTTTGTGAAGGACCACCCTCTTCCACGGTCTCTTCAACAAACTTCACGCCATTCTTGTCATAGAAATTCAAGGTTACAGTGGTGCCTTCTTCGTCACCAGACGTCACCTCAATGGTTTCAGTCTTGACAGGTTTGCCTTTTGCAAGCTTTGCGAACTGATTAACTTCAGTCTCATCGTCGCTACCACCAAGATCTGCAGACATGACCATTCGAATAGGACCACCAATGAACTCCTTGGCCATTGATTTTCCTTTAGACTGAGCTGAACGCAGTGAACCTTCCATCAGCTGTTTAGCTTCAGGCTTCGGCGTAAGTCCAGCATATTTTAGAGCTTCGTTAAGGGTAAGCATTATTTCTCCGATCGATTGTTTGGAAGATCGCTCTTATAGCGTGCGATGAACAGCATCTTGCTACGATTGTCGTACTGCATGAAGCCCGAACGAATCTTGATTGCAAGGCCATCACGTGGAACACCCATCGCAGTTAGCATGAATTCGACAACCTCATTGTCATTGCGAATACCGAAGACATCACCTTGAAGCTCAACACCTCCATCGCCTGATGTCAGCTTGACAACAGTTGCCTTGGTCATGTTGAGACCTTCAAGTAAATCCTCGCGTGGTGGAAGGCCAGCAATCTTGAGGGCTTCATTAAGGGTGATCATGCCTTGCGCCACTTTTTAACATTTAGTGTCAGCTCATAAATGTCTTTTGCCATTTCTTCTGCTGACATTGTCTTTGGGTAATTTACCGTTTTGTAACGTTCTTCCATGCCCAGAGAAACTGTTAGCCCTGTGTCACCTTCTTCAATAGAAAGATCAAATGGCTCATCATTACTTGAGGTCATCATGAGGTCATGGGGTTCTTCATCATCCCAGCCTTCCCATTTTTCCCACGTATCCTTTTTCAAAGCTGCAATCAATTGCGCTTTTGAAGTGCCTTTTGCTTCCTTGATAGGTAGGCCTGCAATTTTGAGTGCTTCATTTAGCGTTAGCATTACAAC